ATAGCTGCCATACACCGTCTGGTACGTGGATTCGTTCTTCTGCTTCCAGAAATACGTCGTGTCCCCGCATATCCAGGGAACACCGCCAGCAGAGCCACCGACGCACTGACCTGCCATATCCGCCAGGTCTGCACGGAATTTATCAACCAGCGCACCAAACTGTGCTGCGTGATTTGCCGGCGTACCGCCAAAATCAAATTCCCCCTGCATCCACACCACGGCAAACAGCACATTTTTCGGATTCTTCTTCAGTGCTGCTTTTGTTCGACCGATAAGGTCCTTATACAGCGGCTTGTCCACACCCCAGCGGGTTGAATTCTCCGAGGCACCACTCGCGTCACTGTATGTGCCATCAGCTCCGGTGGTGAACGCTGAACCACCACGACAGCACGGAACCAGCAGAATGCCCGCATTCGCCGGTATAAACGGCAGCAGTTTTTTGGCGATATGCAGCCCCTGCCCCACGGTTCCGTACTGCCCCTTTGACAGGTCCGCTTTCGGATGGTTAAGGCGGCTCATGTCCTGCACATCATGCAGACAATGGTCCGCCGGAATGATGTCGTTATATTTGCATGCTGCACCGCCCGGTGTCACCGTACTGCGGCGCGCCAGCTGCTTAATACGCGGGTCCGGACGGTCATATGTCTCCGGCAGCGGAAGGCCTTCACCATATGCCATGCTGTTTGACTGCCCCGCCAGAACCACAACAAAGTAATACTCCGGGTCTCTGGTGGCGCTGATTACTGTGCCTTCTCCATCCGACGGCTTCACCAACACAGGTGTGGTGACATCACCTTCCGCCGCAATGGCCTGCATCAGAGTATAAGGCGTGATGGCCACCGGGCTGCCAAATGGCTGCCCCCCCTCCTTCAGTTTTTGTGTCAGCTTTTCCGCAAGATCTGACGGCGACGCCGCCCTGACCACATCGTAGTGTTTAAATACCATGACCTTTTCCACCATATAAAGGAACAATAAATTCTTTTCTGATAGAGATTTAAATAAAAATACATTATTTTACAAAAAAATAATATCCATTACAAAAACATCCGATTTTTTTATATTCCCGCTCATCCTGCTAATTTGTATTACAAAAAAATGAAACAACTTGAACCAAAGTGATACAAAATTAGAAAAGAAAACCCCAGGAAGACAAAGAAGACGATCTTTTTCAATGAGTTACACTGATTTATTGACTATGATTTTTAGCAAAACAATCGAAAGCAATGTGTACCGAGAAGGTTAAAAGATGGAATGGATAGTTATTGACACAGTGATATGCCCATCAAGCGGAATAACGTTTTCAACTGTATGGTGTAAAATAAAGTTGATAATCTGGTATCAGTCAGATGTGTTCCTGCCACCCGGAAGTATTCTCACACCTGTTAACTCAGGTGTGATTATGGATAATAAGCTGCTTCCATTAACCATTTACAACGTGACACCATTTAACAGAAAATTCTGGTTCCTTATCAGAAATCAAAAAGAGTGCCCCGGGAATTCAGTTAAAACAAAAATAAAATGCCATAATAGTATGTGTGTACTGATGATATGCCCGTATGGATTATATAAGTAACAACATATGAATACATAACAGATAAACTATTGACCTTGAGGCTCATCCATATAAAGAAGAGCTCTCCGAAGAGGTGTGTATTTGCATGCACATTCCTTTTTTGCTCTATGTCATGACCTCCGGCGACTCTATCCCGGCACCAGCAAACCCGCATCATTCTCGTTTCCGGCGTCTCTAAAACCACAGCACACCTGCCCCCCCCCGCTGAGGGAGGGAAGCACTGTATCCGTACACTCAGCAACAGAAATACCACCTGCTCACTGCGCTACATATCAGCAACAATTTTATATCCGAACATTATCATTCAACAGCATGGTTCACAACAACATCATAACCCAGGAAACGAGAATCAGATCAAAAAAACAGAAATTTTACATGAAAAATACTGTTTATTAATATTGATAGCGTCGTACCACAAAATACGATGAATTATCCCTGAACTTAACATTAATGCCAGTATGTATTGCCCGCTGGTATCAGCGGGCGCTTTAAGAGATCGTATTCATGACTACCTGAGAAAAAGCTATTTTACTATTGTCAGTTTTTATTGCAGCCTTATCTGTCTACTTGCTTCACAGCCTGAACTGACCATATCTTTATCCATCCTTCCCGTCATCAATTGAGCATGTAAGGATGTGACTAATCTCCTTAACGGTCTGCGCAAAACGTTCTGCCTCCAGTTCAACACCAGTTGCACGACGCCCGAGCGCCATAGCTGCTTTTATGGTTGAGCCAGAACCCATGAAAAAATCCGCCACCAGGTCACCCGGACGACTGCTCGCGCAGATTATCTGCCGCAGCATTTCTGCCGGTTTTTCGCACGGATGTTTCCCTGGATAGTACTGCACCGGTTTATGCGTCCACACATCGGTGTACGGCACCTGCACCGTCACACCGAAATACCGCCGCAAATTTTTATATTCACTCAGCAGTTCCATGTACTGCCGGTTCAGCTCACTGTATGTGCTGACCAGTTGGTAATGGGACTTTTCCAGTTCTCCCCGCTGATGTTTCTCTTCTGCCACCCGGGCAAACAGCGACTGTAATTTCAGATAATCGCTTTCGTTCGGTAGCTGCCACTGACTGGCACTGAACCAGTGCGACACCATGTTTTTCTTTCCTGTGGCATCTGCAATCTGTTTTGCCGTTATCCCAAGAGCAGCACGCGCATCACGAAAGTAAGAAATCAGCGGGGCCATCACATGCTGTTTCAGTGCCCTGCCCTTCGCCTCATCGCCATCATCTTTCGGACGATACGGCCCCTGATAATGTTCCGCGAACAGAATGCGTTCTGTGGCCGGAAAATACGCCCGCAGGCTTTCCTTGTTGCACCCGTTCCAGCGTCCGGACGGCTTCGCCCAGATAATATGGTTCAGCACATTGAAGCGTTCACGCATCATGATTTCAATGTCAGATGCCAGGCGATGGCCACAGAACAGGTAAAGACTTCCGGCAGGTTTCAGCACCCGCCAGAACTGCGCCAGACACTGGTCCAGCCACTTCAGGTAATCATCGTCGCCCTTCCACTGGTTATCCCAGCCCTCGGGCTTCACTTTAAAGTATGGCGGGTCTGTGACTATCAGATCGACAGAGTTTTCCGGTAAGGTCTGGATAAATTCCAGGCAATCAGCGTTGATTAACTCACAACTGGATATTTTTACAGTATTAAGCATGGATCATTAAGCCTGTCTCTGATAGGCTCATTCTGCTTTTGCGCAAAGCAGTGGGCCTGAGGTTTGCTTGTGAACCCAACGCATGAGCAGATGGCTGGTAGGTGCCCCTAACACCCACCAGCCGCCCATTTACCACAAATAAAAAAGCCTTCACTGCGGAAGGCGTCTGTAACAACCGAACTGATAGTCTGCCAGACCCGCCATAACAAGCTGGGTCAGTATTAACTGGCAGCGTTCGCGTGAAAGGTAAGTATTCTGCGCAATCTCCCCGACTGTCGCCGGGTCGGTAACGCTTAATTCATTAAACACCACTCTGGCGGTTTCTGTCATATCCTGCTGTTTTAGCATGTCTTTTTTCCCTTTTGGTTAACGTGACATACCAATAACTCTTGTCAAAAAAGCCAGCAAGCTGAAAGACCGGTATTCACAACCACCAGCGCGTTTACTGTACTGGCGTGATTTCAGTCATAAAAAAACCCGCCTGGCGACGGGTGTAAAAATCTTCTAACGTCAGGCATAAAACGCCCATCGTTAGGGCAAATTTACCACAGATTCGGGAAAAATCAACAAAGCTATCTGGTCACCTTTTTCAGTTGTTGTTCTGCCCATGCTTCTTCAATATCAAACTGCACCACCAGCGTATCGTAAAAACGTTTAACTGTTTTTTTCCATGTATCAAGAGATATGGCATCGGTTACATTACATATGGCATTAAATGCCTCCGTTGAAGGTAATCTTTCATAGCCACGCCCACCACAACGCTGGCAGTTTCTGAAAACCGGCACACCCTGTTTTTCCGACTCTTCACGATGAATGGCAACACCGCGCCCACGACAATCTGTACAGGCGGTGGAAACCTCCCCCTTTCCG